ACGGTCAACACGACAATCCTCGCGCCGGCCACAAATATAAATGGGGTGCGCGTGCGCTCCGCCTATATGGGATTGCAGGCGGGCGTCGGTGGGACCATCAACGGGCTCGTCTATGCCGCGGCAGCGGCAACGTTTAACTTTGCAGCAAACACGAACGGAGTAATCGGGTTTTTGTTCCGTGTCCAGAATCAAGCCGTACTGACGGAAGCGGCAGCGCCGGATCTGCGCCGGCAGATTCCGCCCGGATGGGGATTGTTCCTGGCGACTGCCACGAGTGTAGCGCCCGGCGCCGCGATCATCTGCACCAGTTTTGAGGTATTGCCTTGATGTTTACTCCGATTCGATTTGTCCTCTACACGCTTGGGCTCGTCGGTCAGGATTACGCCCAGACACGATTCATTGCGGCACTGCGCGACCTGCGCGAGCTCTCGCAAGTGGCCGGCTTCAATCCGCAGCTGTACGGCGTCGACGTAGACGGCATCGCGCGCCGATTCCAACCGGGGACGCGCGATTGGTCGGCGCCCGTCGCGCTGCCGTGATCGCGCAAGCCTTCGCCGCCGTCGGGCTCGTGGCCCTGGGCCTCGCATGGTTCAACCGGCGCCAGCTGGCAGCGGTCTATCCGTCCATGCTGGCCGGCGACGGTGCAGACCTGGCATTCGAACCTGAGCCCGTCCAGTGGCTCACGTTCACCGTGCCGCTGCAGATGGGCGCCGCCGCGCGCAACGTGCCTACCGTCTGGACCTGGCCGGCTAGCGCGGAACCATACCGGAACACCATCGCCACCGCGGGCGATGCGAACGGCGTGCCGGCCGATCTACTGGCGCGCGTGCTGTGGCAGGAAAGCCGATTCCGCGACGACATCATCAGCGGGCGCACGCGCAGCAGCGCCGGCGCGCTGGGCATCGCGCAATTCATGCCGGCCACCGCGCGCCAATTCGGAATCGACCCGACAGACCCGAATCAGGCGATCCCCGCGGCTGCGCGCTACCTGCGCCAGCTGTTCGACCGCTTCGGCAGCTGGACGCATGCCTTGGCGGCCTATAACTGGGGACAGGGCAACGTCGCGCGCCGAGGGCTGGACGCGGCGCCGAAGGAAACCCGCGACTACGTCGAACAGATCACGAAGGATGTGCCCGTATGAACCTGCAGACGTTGCAAATCTTCCGCGAGCCGTCGACCTGGGCGGGCATCGGTCTGCTGTTCCAGCTGGCCGGCGCGACCGTCGAAGAGGCGCACGCGATCGGCAACGCCGTAACCGCCATCGCGGCCGCGCTCGCAATCCTGCTGAGGGAACGCAAGTGATCGACCTTCAATCGCTGTCCTACATCGTCCAGATAGGCGCCGTCCCGCCGATCATCTTCGCACTGTGGAAGCTTGATCGTCGGCTGCTGTCCATTGAAACCGTGTTGCTGAAAGGAAACCACCCATGATCCGCACCGAAGTATCCGCCGCGACCCCGCCGGCCTTGTTCGATCCGAGGACCCCGGTCCCCGTCGGTCAATTCCAGCTGTCGCGCCATGCGTTCGAAGTCAACGCGCAGGGGCTGTTTCATCATGCCGACGGCGTGCTGCGTGCTGTCGTGCCGTCAGAGGGCTGGGACGATTACGCCGCGCTCTATCCGGCCGCGCTGGAAGCGGTGGAAGCGCACCGGCGCGATGTGGCTGCAGCCGCTGCAGCCGCGGGCGGTCAATCGTGAGCCGGGCCCGTCGCGTGCGCCGGCTGCCGCCCCGCGGGAAAAATGGACGGTTCAAGCGGCGCAAGTAGCCCGCCGCGGGCGGTGCGCCAGCTGGCGCACTGCTCAAGCCAGTAAATAGATGCCACCTGGCCGGGGTTCAACCCCCGGCCGTATCCCGGCGGGTACAGCAGCCCGTCGCGATGCCCGAAGCGCCACCCGGACCAATCCGGCCCGGCATGCGGTGGGAGCTCCCCGCGCGCCAGAATGCCGACCAGCCGCACCGCGGCCACCGGCGCCCGTGAGATACCGCGCTCCCAGCGCGTGACCGTCCACCGATCCACGCCGCACCATTGCGCGAGCAGCCAGGGGGCGATCCCATCCCCGGCAATGCGGAAAGCGGTATCCGTCGACCGATCGAGCATAGAAGCCTCCGAAGGTTGACGCTAAATCAACGGTTCGCCGCGCGGATTCCTGAGAGTCTCCCAGCCGACCCGGAGAATGGTCGCCAGCTGGGGGCGCAAGGCCCACGCGATCAGCCAGACCCCGGCCGGCAGCATGGCCACGCTGGCGCTTGACATAATAATCGTTGCCAGGGGCCCTACAGAGCCCGCCAAAGCCTCCGAGCCGGGCAGGGTACCTCCGGCCACCCATAGCAGCAGCGCGGCCGCCAGCGCCCCGCATAGCCTCGCCGCGGCCCGTTCCCATGCCGACCGCGCCGCCGCAGATTGCGCACGCTCCGCCGCGGCCACCGCGAGCACGTAGCCGGCATCGACCTGCAGCGCCGTTGCAACCTGCAGCGCCGCCGCATCGCCTAAGCTGCGCCCCCGGTTCCGGTAGTTGGACACTGCCTGCGTAGTCCAGCCCATGAGCTTGGCCAGCTGGTAGTCCGATGTGAGCCCGTGGCGGGCCTTCACCTGGTCGAGTAGATCAGTCGTGCGCATGACATTCCCCGGAACGTTTCCGGCCGGCCGGCCGGCCGACGGATGGAACGATGCCCGCAACGTCCGCGCCCGGCAACCGTAGCCGTCTGTTGCATACGTAGCCGGCCGTGAAGTAATCTTCGGCCGTCGGTGTCCGCGGCCCTTGGAAGGGGCCCGGCCCGGCGCCCCGTCAATCCTTCCAAGGCAACCCACATGGACCAATCAATGCCGGCAACCCCGGCCGAAGCCAGCCCGGCCGCCGCCGGCCAGTCAATCGCCGCCGCCGCCATCGAGAAAATGCGCGAGCTCGTGGGCAGCCGGCCGCTATCCCCCGAGCTCCGCCAGCTGTACCGCGAGGGCGCGCAGGAATTGCGCCAGGTGCTTTTCCACCTGAATGCCTACAACGACCTGGCCGGACAAGCCTACCTGCCGCGAATCTCCGCCGTCGGTGTCCGGCGCGAGCTCGCCGAGCTTGAGCGTGCATTGGTCACCGGGCGCCGATCATGACCGCCGCAGCGGCGATCGGCGCCGGCCCGGCCTTTCTAGGCATTACTGCGAAATCGATACACGCTCCGGCCGGCCGCCCGGCCGGTAAACGCGCACCGGCAGACCCCGCGGCAGCCCGCGAGGGCCTGCGAACCCGGTACGCGCTGCAGCGCAAGCTGCAATCGGTCCTCTACCGTCCAGAGCTCGCGGCATCGGACCAGCATCGCGCGTGCTGGTGCCATCGGTCGATCACCGACTACCGGCAAGGGTCCGTGCAGGTTCTGCGCCGCGCCGACGGTGGCAGCGCCCGGCTGATCGGCGTGCAGACCTGCGGGAATGCCCGGCTGTGCCCCATCTGTGGGCCGAAGGTCGGTGCGCGCCGGCGCGAGGAATTGGAGCTCGCGCATGTTCGGCACGTCCGCCAGGGCAGGGGGCTAGCCTACCTGCTGACGCTGACCTTCCCGCACGGGATCGAGCTCCGGCTGTCCGATGCCGAGGCGAAGCTGACCGATGCAATCCGCCGGTTCAAGAATTCGCGCACCTGGAAGCGCATGCGGGCCCGCGGCGCCGTCGGCTATGTGTCGAGCTCCGAAGAAACCTTCGGCGCGCTCAATGGCTGGCATCCGCACCAGCATATTTTGCTGTTCGGTGCGCGCGACACCATCGAAGGGCGCGACAACGAAGCGGGCGACCTGGTCGGCGTGCATGTCGACGAACTCAAGGCTGCATGGCTGGCCAGCTGCAGGAAAGCAGGCATCGCAGTCGAATCGCTCACCGACTTTCTCGATCATGGGTTGCGCGTGCAAGGGGGCATCGCCGCGGCCGAGTATGTGGCGAAATTCGGCCGCGAATCCTCGTGGAGCCTGTCCGCTGAGATGACCGCGCGCAGCTGGAAGGGCGGCCGGCTGTCCGACCACTACACGCCGCCCCAGCTGCTCGCGCTCGCGCATGCCGGGATCTCGATCGTCGGCCGGGGTGAGACCTTCGACCCTGCCGCGCTGATTCGCGATTACGCAGGCGTCTACAAGGGCAAACGGCTGCTGACATGGACACCGGGCTTGAAGGCTGCCCTAGGGATAGACGACATCGACGATGACGCGATCGCCGCGGACACGTCACCGGCGGCCGAGGAAAGCGAAGTGGCCACGATCACGACGGACCAGCTGGCGAGCCTGCATGCCCGGCGCGCGCTGGGTGAGTTTCTGGCATGGTGCGCCGACTATTGCGACACCGGGCAGCCGGAGGAAAACCAACGCATCGCCGACGATGCGGTGCGCTGGTTGATGGACGATCGACCGCCAACGGCGTCAGGTGTTATGCGTGTCGGCGGGACGAAGAATCGCAACTATGTTTCCTGGACAAAGGTTCAATAGGGGAGGGTGCATCGATGCGTGATCGATTGAAGGTGCTCGAAAACTTCGCCGCAGAGGCAGCGCTGCATCCCATGATCCCCGCAGCGATTCGCGGTGCGATTGCCGAGCTCGTCGCGCTCAATCGCGAGCTTGTGCACAACGTCGAAGCGCTGCAGATCGAGCTCAACCGGCAGGGCAGCAAATGACTGGCCCAACCTGCCCGTGCTGTGGCGAACCTCTGCGCTACAGCGCGACGAAACTCGGCGGCTTTTCGGTGTCGTGCGGCGGCTGTGGCTTTCAAGGCTTCGCGAAGTCACCGAAGGCTGCCAGCGCCATGCACGCACGCATAACCCCGGCCGCGCCAGCTGCACCAGCGCCGGCCACGCCGCCGGCCAGCAAACCTTCGAAGCGCCCGCCGAATTGGGAGGCTTTCGGTGACTGATCCGCAGACCATTCCAGAGCTCGAGCAATGGGGCGCGCAGCTGGGCGCCATCGAAGCCGATGCCGCCCCGACCGCCGCACCTGGTCAACCGGGCGCACCGGCGCCGGTCGATCACGCCGAGGAATGCCGGCTGCTGACCGCGTTTGCATTCGACACGCTGACCCCGTGGTATCCAAACACCTGCGCCGCATGGACCCCGGACAAACGCGAAGCGCTGAACAATGCGCTTGTGCCGCTGGCGAAAAAGTACGGTTTCACGCTGGGCGCGCTGTTCGATCAATGGGGCCCGGAAATCGCGCTATGCATGGTGGTCGTGCCCATGATCGGCCCGACCCTGCAGGGGCTCGCCGCCGACAAGAAAACCGCGGCGCCGGCCACGCCGCCGGCCACGCCGGCCAACCCGATTGCGCCGGCCGCGCCGATCGCATCCACGATCACGCCGCCGCCGCCGGCCAGCGTGAACGCGCCGACAACGCCACGCTTCGACCTGGGCGATGACCACATCATCGGCGGCCCGCCGGCCCCGTTCGGGAACAAGCCTGCGCTGTGAGCATCGACACTACGCGCCGTGCATCCATCCGCGGATACTTCGGCGCGACGGGAACCGGAAAGAGCACGGCTGCGAAAGCATGGCTGAACCAACGGGCGCCCGATCGGCTGCTGATCTTCGACCCCGAGGGCGAATATGAAGCCTTCGGCCACCTGTGCGCAGCGGGCGACCTGGTCAAGCGGCTTCACGCCGGGCTGTCGACCGCTGGCTTCCGGCTGCGCTACAAGCCCCCGCTTGCAAACCGCATCGCCGCCTTCGACACGTTCTGCAGCATCGCGCTATGGACGGCGGAACGGTGCGGCGGCTGCGTGGTCGTAGTCGATGAGCTCGCGGAAGTGGCCGGCAGCGGGAAGGCGATCAACGGCTGGGGCGCGCTGGTGCGCACCGGGCGCAAACGTGGCGTCGAGCTCGTCGCGTGCTCGATCCGGCCGGCTGAGATCGATAAGACTTTCTGGTCTCAATGCACCTATGTCCGAAGCGGCCGGCTGACCTTCGGACCCGACCTGGCGCGCATGGCCTCCGTGCTGGGCTGCGAGCCTGACCAGCTGTCCCGGCTGCGTGACCTTGAGTACCTGGAACGGGACATTCAGGGCCAGACGGACGCCGAAACCGGGACTATTCGACCGGCCGGCCGGTCGAAAAAGGCTTCCCCGCGCGCACGTTGACGTGTTTCCTTCGGGCTGCAGTCTCATCCAACCCCCCGAAGGAAACCCGATCATGTCGACCACCCAAGTCCTGCGCGTTGCCGTCATCGCCGTGCTGGCAATCGCCGTCGCGCGCCGCGTCCCCGTCCTGTCGCAGCTGGTCTGATCGCCATGGCCGGCCAATACCGCATCAAGCGCCGAATCCAGACCGTTCCGGTAACCGCGGGCGGCTTCGCAACGATCGACCTGCCGCGCGGCTACGATTACGAAACGATCGGGCTGCGCATCGCTGGCGGCCTGCAAGTCACTGCCGGCGCAACAAGCGTTCGTGCCGAGGCGCCGTGCCAGTCCGTCGCGCGCGTCGAAGTGATCGTTGACGGTCGGACCACCGCGTTTTCCGCGCCGTTCTGGTACACGAGCTTGGGGAACATCGGCCGCAATATCACCAATGCCAACGCTCGCGCCACCACGCCGCCCAGCGGTGTCGCCATCGCAACCTATCAGGTCGAAGCAATCGGCATGGTCGACTTCGCGTACCTGGAAGGCGAGCGCCCGAAGGATTCGAACCTGCGCACGAACGGCTTCAGCCTGTTTCAGCTGCGATTGACGTTCGGGAATCCGGGCGACAACTTCGTCGGCGGGACTGTCGTGTTCAACGCGCTCAACGTCGAAGTGTTCAGCATGGAGCTCGTCGAGCAACCGGGCCCCGACGGGAAATACACAACGCCGTTTATGCTCCGCAAAACGAGCTTCCAAGAGATCGCCGTCCCGACCACCAACGCGAACCAAGAAATCCGGCTGCCGGCTGGCAACCTGATTTCCAAGGTGACGTGTCGAACGGAAGGCAACGTGACCGCGGGCGAGCCGACGGTGGGCGTGCTCAATGCGCTGCAGCTGACGTCCGGCATCGATGTGCGATTGTCGAACACCGGGCCCCAGCTGCGCGCGATGAACAATGCAGACTATGGCTTGGTCACGCCGGGTTACTACGTCGCGGACGTGCTGTCCCGCGGCAATTCGGCGCGTTCGCTGTCGGAATGCTGGGACGTGCGCGGACAGTCTGAGCCGAAGGCAATTCTCGACATCGTCGGCGGTGCGACCGTGCGCGCCCAGCTGGTGGTCGAGGAATTCATCCCGGCGGCCTGAGCATGGCCGAGCCCATCTCTACCGCAGCAGCGGCCGTATCCATTGCAGGGGGGCTACGGTCGCTGTTCGGTGGCGGTGGATCGAAACAATCGAGCGTGCACCAAGGCTGGCGCGTGCAAGGCACTCTCAACCGCGACGGGTTGACCGGCACCAATACCGCGTTCGATCAGCTGGGCAACAATTGGGGCGGTGCCATCGAGGCATCGTCGTTCTACGCACCGATCTTCCGGGATTACCTGGGCGATTCGACAGACGAAATCCCGATCGACCTGACCGTGTCGGCGGGTGAAGGCTATACAGCCGGAGTCGTGCGCCAGCTGCGCGAGGCTTTCGAGCAAGCGTTCGGGAGTGTCAAAACATCGGCCAGGGCGCCGATCGCGGCCGCGGCGCCCGTCGCGGTCCCCGTGTCGCTGTTCGATCCCGATCCCACATCCGACACGACGCCAGCGCCGATCATCGCGCAACCGTCGCGCGCCGCCACCGGCGGCAGTCTGTTCGACTGGTTCGGCGGCCTGCTGTCGACCCAAGCAACCCCGGTCCCCGCAAACGGAATGCCCGACATGAACCCGATAGTCCCGACCGCCATGCAATCGGCTGCCATGCGCTCCGCGAGCCAGCCGGCCGCCACCGCTGCACCTGGCATGGCCTCAATGCTGCCGATCCTCGCAATCGCCATTCTCGGCGCGCTCGTGCTCAAAGGCTCGTGATCATGGACGACTGGTTTGCGGCCGATCAAGATGACATCGACCTGGGCGCCGCCATGAGTGCCGCATCTCAGACTTCCGGCGGCTGGAACGTCGGTAGCGCGCTGGGCGCGGTGCAGGGCGTCACCAATACCGTATCCGGCCTGGTGCGCACGCTCTACCAAGCAAGGACCGACATGTCCCGCGCGCAGAGTGCATCCGCGATCGACCTGCAGCGCCAGCAAGGGCAGCTGGCTGCCGAGACCATCCGTGCGCGCCAGCTGGCGAACGCCGCTGCAACGCCGTCCCTGTTTGCCGATCCCATGCGCATGCTCATGCCGATCCTTGTAATCGGCGCGGGCGCGCTGCTGTGGCAGCGCTTCGCCAAGTGAACGCGCGCACCTGGCTGTATGTGGCCGCGGGCGTTGCCGGGCTCGTGGTTGCCCAACGGCTGATTGCCGGCGCCGCGTCCGTCGGCGGTGTGATCGGATCGGTTGTCGGTACCGTCGGGACTGCGCTCAACACGATCAACCCGGTCAACCCGGATAACGTGTTCAACCGGACGGCTAATACCGTGTGGGAGCGCATCACCGGCCGACCTGGCCAGACGATCGGCCTATCGATCGAGGAACTGTTCTCTCGCAAGCCGGCATCGATCGCATACGACGCTGACGCCGACGATCAGGCATTGGGCGCCGCCTTCCGAGCCAAAGAAACGAGCTACTTCCAGCGCCGCGCCACCGCGCGCAACGCCGGCCCGTGGAGCGCCGTAGATCAGGAAGATGCCGACATTGGCGCCGCGATGCGCGGCTTTGACTACGTCGGAACGCCGCAGACCGGCGCCGCATGGCCCGCCAGCATTCCCCGGAGACCGTGAGCACCATGCAACCATCGACCCCGCCAGCGCCGCGATTCCCCGCGGTCCTGCGTCCAACGTCCGACTTCCAAGCGGCCCGCGACGGGCGCAGTACGGGCCCGCTGTATCTGGACATCAACCTGTCCACCGCTCGCAGCGCCGCGGCTGGTACCGCGCTCGAGCTAAACATCGCGGGTAACTTCGTCTACTTCGATCAGAGACCGCAGTCCGGGCTGGCCACGCTGTATATCGAAACCGATGACAGGGGTTCGACCCCGCTATCGGTTTTCGCGGGCTGGAAGGCAAACGTCGCGTTTACTCGCATCTTCATCGAGAACCCCGCGCAACCGGGATTGTCGCTCCGGCTGGTCTACGGGACTGACCTAGACCTGAATCCGGGACAGGGCGCGGGCGTGAGTGTCCTGAACCCGGTAAATACCGTCGACATTGTCGACCAAGCGGTAACGACAAACTACAACAGTTTTAATCCGGGCCTGGGAACGGTCAACACGACAATCCTCGCGCCGGCCACAAATATAAATGGGGTGCGCGTGCGCTCCGCCTATATGGGATTGCAGGCGGGCGTCGGTGGGACCATCAACGGGCTCGTCTATGCCGCGGCAGCGG